TTCAAGGTACATCCCTCCTGCATCTCAATAGTCTCCCCATTCAAGTCAAAGTCATACCTGATTTCGTAGATGGTATTGGCTTCACTTAGCATAATTGCCGTTAGGATGTTCTTCTTAACACCACCAACGGTCTGGATATTTTTCTCCAGCACCTTATAGCCCTTACCGGAAAAATCGGAAGGGTTATATGGACGGTTGCCCAGAACAAGCTGCTTAATCTTGTTCCAAAGCGCCATTAAACCTGTATCAGTTAATATCTTCATTGTATATAATTTTTAAGTAAAACAATTTGGCTCTACTATAACTTTAGTGCATATACCTGGATATTACACCCAGAGTATATGCTTGGACTAAAGTTCATAGAAAAGACACCGTTAAGTCAGCGAGTTGATGAACTCCTCCGTAATCTCAACAAAGTCAGAACTTGCAGGAATACCAAGACCGGTAATGTCTGCTTTAGCAACAACAGTGGCAGCAATAACGTGACCATTGGCATCTGTTGTGATCTTATACAGACCAGCAGCCTTGGCTCCAGCAGCACTGGTAGGGTGAACATAGTTGTTAGCTCTCTCTGCAATACCAGCCAGTTTGTTCTTCTCGGCAGTGGTATAGTCGTTGGTAGAAAGCTGCTTGCCACTAACCTTGTCAACCTTCTTGGCAAGTTCAGTTGTCAATGTTGAGGTCTTCACATAACCAGACAAATCAACCGTTGTAGTAGCCTCGCCCAGTTTCTCCCACTTGGTTGCATCGTAAGTGCCAGCAATATCACCAGTATAGACATACTCAGCATAGACGTTCTTGTCACCAGTGGTGCCAGCCTTCATCATGTAGATATGCTTCTTGATACCAGTTGAAGGGAGTTCTGTAACTACTTCCGCAAAGGTGGTATCAATGTTGCCCAACTGAGTCAAAGGTACATTACCATTGCCATCAAGTGTAGCAACACCATTTGCCTTGCCCTTTTCAGAAGCCTTAACAAACACACTCTTGCACTTGTTCCAAAGTGCAGTCAAACCAGTTTTACTTAAATAATTATACTCAGCCATAAAACTTAAAAATTAAATATTAATATTATCATTTTGCTTATCCAACAAATCATTAACCTGTTCCGTTGTAAGATCAGAAGCGATAAACTGATCAAGCTTCTTGCCTGTATCAGTAACCTTTACATCAATTGCCTTCACATAACTAATCACATCTGAATCAGGACTGGGTGTAGGATTCGTTTGCTCAGGAACATAAGTGCCTGCGATAATTTTGTCAATATCACTCTCAGTGATTTCACTCATATTACGAATATACGGCATTGCCTGCTCCAAAACCGCATTATACTCCACCATCTTGTCGAGCAGATCTTGCGGCATACCGGTAGCAGCACGGATCAAGTCCTTCAATATGGCAATATCAGATTGATCAGCCTTTCTTGCAACCTCAGAAGAGAGTTGTCGCATACCAGCATTCACTGCCTTCTGGTCAGCCTTCTGATCAAGTTTTTTTTCAAGCTCAGTATCCTTCGACTTAAGTTCCCTGACTACATTGTTAACCTCAGTCGCATTCGCCTTCTTTTTGATTTTCTGATCTTGCGTAGAAAACTTCCCATCAATCTGTCTGACCATTTCCTTCACTGAATCGATGTTAGCTTTCTTAGCCAACTCACTGGCATCAGCTTTCTTGCCAAGCTCATCTTTCAATGTTTTCTGGCTAACAACTTTAGTCGTGCTATCACCAAGTCCTTGCGAAATCTCCAGCAGGTTCTGCAGAATCCACTGCTTTCCGTTGCTGGAATAAAGGATGCTGATTCCCTGAGGTACAGAAATATTGCCAAAATGGGAATAAGTGCCTGCCTCTTTAGCAAAATAAAACCTCTTTACCAAAGAATCATCAGGTTGTGTAGAAGGAGTTGCCATGCCCATATAGCTAGCGCCTCTCATCAACTTAAGAGCAGCTGTTAGATTCGTCAGAAGCTCATCCCAGTAGCTATCCCTCTGCGCATTCACGCACCAGGTTCCCCGATCAGCATTCCAGTAGTGCGCCCAGCCATCTATCTCAACATAGTCGCCAGCCACGCCACCATTCGGGAACTTCTGGTTCACCTCATAGATGCTGCCGAACTCACCCTTGTAGTGAGGACTTGTTTTGTCTATATCATTAGCCATATTAATCAAATTTCAGATAATTGTTTAAACTTTTCTGCCGTCTCCGCTTCCTTCTTGCTTACCAGGAAGATGGAGATAGCGCGATATACTATCAGCTTCTTTCCCTCCTTCCTCAATGGAATGATCAGCTTACCATCCTCCACCTTCTGAAAAGGAATATAAGTGAACAGCTCCACGGCATGGTCATACACCTTGCCGGTCTCCTCAGCATGATTGGCTTCATATCGCCCGGCAGTCCAGTACATCAGCACACGCTTACCAGTAGTAGGACTCACCGTAATCATACCCTTCGGCTTCTGAGGCGTTCCTCGGGTCCACCGGCACGCCTGCATCTGCGCCTCCCTGCTGTCCGGTTCCATCAGCGAAGTAAGCGTAGTAGGCCAGCTTTTCAGCCTCAGCGCCACAAGCCTCAGCCAGTCATCAGGAATCACCAGGCTGCCATGCCCATCAGTATATTGCGTCTGGATAGCATCATAGTCCTGTGCTCCCAGAGCATTCAGCGAAACCTGCACCCTCTGTGGCTCCAGCAGCTCCATCGGTGCCTGCAGCAGAATCTGCAGGGCAGCAGCCTCAATGGCCTGCATCATCTGATTATCCGAGTCATCATCAAAGATGTCATTCAGATCATCATGCTTCACCTCATCAATGGCGAGGCGCATAGCCGTCACAAGGTCACTCATCAATGCTTCCATATCGCAAAATATTTAATGTCGTTAAAAATCAATGTCAATGCCCAGTTCCTTTGCCTTAGCCTTTACGCTGTCAGGCGATTTCAGCCCCCTGGTATCAATCTTGAACTCCTTATGAAGATAGTTCTTAGCCTTCGTGATATTGTCGAAATGAAGCACATTTAGGTTCTTCACCACATCCATCAACTTTCCAACCACCTCTTCAACCCGCTCTTCCGGCTCACTCTTATCGATGATTCTCCCCTGCTGTGTCAACGGATGTTTCCTGATAGCCTCAGCCACCTGCTTGTTGTCAGTCATGTAACTGTACACGCCAATTCCACAGGCTTCAAACTCCACATTCTTGATGAGTCCGTTAGGCAGAGCCACCGCAAAGATGAACATGCTGTTTGCTACAAATCTATACATATCTTTAGTGTTTATGGATTTTCAGGGATAGCGAGACTTTTGAAGCCTCAACTATCCCATCATTTTATATAGTAGAAAACTATCAGCGATGAATACGATTATGCAGCCTCACGGATCTGCTCGTCAGTAACACCATCTGCGGTAAACTTAGGGCGAGATACACGTGCGTGAGCATCAGGGAATGTCAATACCCAGCAACTCCACTCTTCCATCACCACACCAGCAGTGTTGCGAATCAGGAGGTCCTTGGCATTAAATTCATTACGGCTCCACACACCAAACACATACTTGTCCAGATAGCGCGCATCAAGGCAGAAGGCTCTACCATCCATACCCCAGGAGTTGAAGGAATCATGACGATAAATCAGAATTTTAGTACCCATACTCTCAAAGGTCTCGAAGTCTAGTTTCCATTTCTGGTAGTCCTTTTCGGTCTGAGTAATGATGCGCTTATTACTGCGGAGATTAGCAAATGCCTGATAAATAAGATTATCAACAAAAAGAAGCTTGGTACGGCTAGAATTACCAGCACCCTTCAAGATAGCAGAAATAAACGAAGTCAGCTCCTTCTCGCTGATCACATACTCATATACCTGCTTCTCCACCTCTGTCGTGCCATCAGTATCAGAATTAGCAACCTTCACCTTCACTTTCACCGGAACGAACTCACCCTTATCATTCTTGGTCATCTTAGGCTCCCAGTGTCCAATCTGCAAGTCCTTGCCTGCCTCCCAGAAGATACCGCCCATGGTATAGGTAAGACCCACGTCCTTACCGCCATTGGTCATAGTACGAACACCAAACAGTCCGCTTCGCTCCTGACCATAGCGCATATCGTCCATTGCCATCTTCTCCTGTCGGGTGAAATCCCATTTCACCTGAGTCTTAGACATGCGGTTTACCAAAGATTCCTCCACCTGCATGATGAATCTCTGGCAGTACTGGAAGCTCTTGTCTGGCATAGAGAAGTAAGAACCAGTCTCTACCTCTTTCTCACCAGCTGCTCTACCGAGGCGCAACAAGACTGTACCTGCAGGAATATCCTCCGGAATATTACGGTTTCCTCGCTGCTCATTCTTACCACCATTCAAGGCGTAACAGGTAGGGTTATTGTCATCGTCACCCTTGATTACACGGAACTGCAGAGGTTTCAATTTGCTGCGAGTAGTTCCATCATCCTCAAAGCCATAGATGCCATCCACCATGATCACGTCACCGTTGTCAAAAGCGGTCGGATTCTCTACCTTCAAGGTCACGGTACTACCATTGGTTGTTTTCGTAACCTTCTCTGTCAACTTTGACGTGATAGGGCGCTGACCGATGGAATAATACTCAATTCGCACAGAATCAACAGGCGTCATCCTCTTCGATGCTCGCAGAATCTGGTCAATAGGGCAACTCTCCAGTTTCATCTCAACCACAGTAGGGTTCACGTAGGTCACATAGTAGTCCCAGTTACCCATGGCCTCCTGCTGTTCCTGAGAACCACCCTGCCACTGAGGGCCCTTGCCGCCCTCACCCGGACCATCAGTAGGACCAGTAGGACCACCGCCACCTGCACCTGCAGGAATTTTAGGAGGAGTTTCTGCCATAGCATAAGAGCTACCACCACTCAGGATCATGACGAAAATCGCCATCATAAAACCAAACCATTTCTTAAATTTTCTCATAATCTATACATTTAAATTATTAACTATAAATTCTTAACTATCACTACATGCCGACCATCGAGCTATATACCTGCTCCGTCCGGCTCTTCTCACGAGGAAGCGAAGCCTCACCGCCACCACCATTGATATTGATGTCCTTCTTGCCACCTCTGCCAGCGTGCAGCTGCTTCTGCTGGTCAATCTTCTCGTTCTTGCCACGCTTGTAGCCTCTATCCTCAGCATCAGCTACAGCCTTGTCGAAGTCCTTGATCTGGAAAAGCCTCAGGAAGTCTGCCTTCTTCAAGCCATACCGGGCAGCTCGCCAAACGAAACCATCATCATCACGATCCTCGCCATCCTCGTTGCGCTTGTAAAGCCACTCTATCAGGTCCTTGATAGCCTCAGGCTTCATCTTCGCCTCCTTCAAGGCTGCATCCAGCTCCGCATCCTCCTCTTTCATGGCCTTGGCAAGCGCCTCCTTACCTTCGGCAAGCTTCTTGCCAGCCTCCAGTTTGTCCTTCTCGCTTTTCTCCAGCCGTTTCCGAGCCTCAGCATCACCATTGCAGGCATCCACGAAGTCTTTACCCATAGCATCAATCAGATAACCAACAAAGCTAAAGTCGCTGCCATCCTCGTTCTTTTTGGTCAGCATTCCGGTCACAAGACCGGGTGCCTGAGGGTATTCCTGCAGCATCTGGTTGAAACCATCCATCTTTTGCTTATTCTGGTCATAATGGTCGTAATCGGTCGATAATTGGTTATAAACGGCATCTTCATCGTTCATATCCAAGTCTGGATAACGACTCGCTAACCGCTCTCGAAAAGATTCTCTCTTCGATTTAACACCTTGATTATTAGTACTTTTCTCTGCCATATTCAAACATTTTTAATATTTGTGTGCTAAATTAACGAAAATTTCGCATAACTTTTTGATAAATTCAGCAACTCGCTATATTAATTTTGTTTCCGATGAAACATGTAAATTCTATATCCCAGATCAAGATTGATAGAGACCGCGAAATCATACGGCTCTATCAGCAGGCGAAGCGGATGGTCGAATGGCCAACCACTACGGCTAAGATATGCGAATATGTTTCCCAGATGCCCACTCCTTGCTATTATCTCTCCTTCGATGCTGCCTATAGATATGTAAGCAAGAGGCTAAAGGGGATAATACCAAAATGTGGAAAATACCAGCAGCAGAAAAAAGCACTGCTCGAATCCTTCTACGATGATTTTCTGTTGATCTCAGAACACGAACAATCGCAAGGCAGGCAAAAAAGCGTCTATCTACTCGTAGAAATCACGCTGGAGCTTCCTGCGCCCTGCCTTGGACTAACGGCAAAATACATTCAGGAAATCATTTCGGCTCACGTCCGGACAATCAATTCACCATTCATCACCAAATAAAATACTCACTCCTATGCGTACATTATATATTACTCTCATCATTCTCATATTGATGGTATTCGCCATACCATTCCATTCTCTTTTGGCAGTTTCGCCAACATCACCCCTCTATTCCCACTTCGTCTATATGTTTGGCCACGCCAATCTGATGCATTGGGCTATCAATGCCTGGTGCCTGCTCATGGTACACCGCCTGTTCCGTCTCCATCGCCTCCTGGCATCATGGCTCGGCTCCGTTGCCCTCTCGTTCATTTACTATCCGTCCCTCCCGGTATTGGGCGTATCAGTCATCATATCGTTCTTCATGGGTTTCTCGTCTCCATGGCTCTACCGGTTCAAGCGCCTGGAGTTTTGGCAGATGATCATCCTCCTGTGCATCGGCTGCCTCCTGCCCCATATAGCCGGCATATACCACCTGATTCTCTTCCTCCTGGGCTTCATCTATGCCAAGGCAGAAAGCTTCCTGCAGCAAGCCAAAAATCTCCATATATAGAGCAGGAAGAGCCAATCATAAAGTTCAAAGTTCAATATTCAAAGTAAGAGCAGTTCAAAGTAAGTAAATAATGCCAGTAGCAAAATCTTCATTAAAGGTACGACCTGAGCAGCAGATTTCCGATAAGAAGCTCAAAGAGATTCTTGCCGAAGATACGAAGAGATTGAAAAGTCTCTTCGCTACCTATCGTCCCATTACTGGAGAGAACGCCCCAGGCATTCGCTTCGAGTGCCAGATGCCCGATTTCCTCAAAGGAAAGAAGCTCTGGCTCCCGGTAGAAATGTTGAAGGAAAAGAAGTTCTGCGCCATCATCAAGTGCGGTTCCATCCAAGCCTTCATCGAGAAGTACATGGCAGACTATGATCCGGAGAAGGCACGTGATGCCATCTTCCGCTATCTCATCCGTCTGCGCTGCAAGCACGATTTCTACTTCTTCGCCTACGCCTATGCCCGAATCAAGAATAAGGATGGTGGTGATGATATACCGTTCCTCCTCCGCAATGCCCAGGTTAAGCTCATCAAGGTATTCGAGCAGCTGCGCCTGCACAGCCAGTACGGTTACATCCGAGTCATCCTTTTAAAATGCCGCCAGTGGGGAGGATCCACAGCTACCGACATCTACATGGCTTGGCTGCAGATCTTCTGGAAGACCAACTGGAACAGCAACATCGTGGGTCACCAGTCTTCATCTGCCACCCAGGTATTCGATATGTACGAAAAACTCATCAATGCCATCCCTACATGGCTCTTCTATGATATTGGTGTGCCGTTCAAGAACGACCCTCGCAAGATCAAGACCTCTGGAACCATTCAGAACATCAAGTATCTCATTCCTCGCGATTGCAAGATACAGACTGGTTCTGCCCGAAACCCAGAGTCTTGCCGTTCCGGTGATGCTGCTCTCGCACATATCACGGAGGAAGCCTTCTTCCCGAACACCACAGAGTGGACCCCGGCAAAGGTTATCAAGGCTGCATCATCATCTATCCAGCCAGACCCTCTTACCTTCATAGTCAGAGAGTCAACACCTAACGGCCGTGAAAATGAGTTCCATGATGCCTGGGTGAAAGCCAAGTCTGTAGATAAGGATGGCAAGCCTATGTCTGCCTACACCCCAGTCTTCGTTGCCTGGTTCGAAATTGAGAAGTATGTGCTCCCATTCGCCTCCGAAGACGAGCGTGCCGACTTCGCCATCTGGCTTTGGAAAAACCGCTTCGATGAGCAGGGTCACGGCAAGTACTACTGGTGGCTCTACGAAAAGGGTGCATCCTTCGAAGGAATCCACTGGTACATCGAGAAATCGAAGGAATACGAAACCCTTGATGATATGCGTCAGGAGTTCCCATCAGATGATATTGAAGCCTTCCTCTTCTCCGGTACCACAGTCTTTGATCCGTACAAGCTCAACATCATGGAAGAGGATTGCAAGGGCATAGAGCCTATCATGGTAGGCGATATAGAAGGCGATTCCTACGATGCTGCCGATCCTGCCTGCATGGAGAACATCCGGTTCGTAGAGCGTTCCGGTGGTCCTCTCAAAGTCTGGGCAGGTCCCGACAACTCCGAGAACGTCACCCACCGCTACATAGTAGCCTGCGATATTGGTGGCTCTCATAAAACCTCCGACCCCTCAGATATAGTAGTCCTAGACCGCTACGATGAAATCTACGGAGGCGTACCCGAAGTAGTAGCCGAGTGGCATGGCCACTGCGATGCCGACCAGCTTGCGATGCGATGCGCCCAGATATCCCATTTCTACAATGATGCCTTTCTGGTCGTAGAGAACAACACCGCCTACTCGCGCATGAACAATACCGAGGGCAACCAGTCTGAGCTGTTCTTCCCTATCCTCATCCCACTCTACAGAAACCTCTACAACTCTTCCCACAGCAAGTTGCAGAAGAAGAAGTCCAAGGAATTGAAATGGGGATTCAACACCAATAAGAACACCAAGGTAGCAGTAATCAAGACGATGGCAAGAATCATCCGAGACCAAGGCTATATGGAGCGTGAGCCAGCCGCCATAGACGAGTGTACCTACTACCTCTACTATCAGCAGAACGACTGCTACGGAGCCATAGCCGGCAAGCACGATGACCGAGTAATGGCAAGAGCCATAGGCCTCTATGTAGAGAAGGATATGCCAATCCCGGAAATCCTCCCATTCCGCACCAAGGACGATATAGAGCGCGATCGCCTCCGCCACCGCCCTCCATCAGTTCCCGAGTTAGCCGGCATAGGTGGCAGCTAGCAAGCCCACTTCCAGCGAATAGCAGCCCCCAGCAGCTCGTTTGCCCCCTCTAGCCCCCCGTTCCGGTCGATTCCATCGGCCGTCCCCATATATATATTAACAATAAAAAAAGAAGAAAAAATGAAAAATTCGTATCAATCTCATCTGCGTCAGTTGCTAGTAAGCATCTACACGCCATTTATCACTCGTATCGAACTCCTCACCGCAACCCGAATGTGGCAAAAAGGCGTAAAAGCCACCCTTGCCAAGTACAAGGAAGGAGGTGCTCCACGTTTCTACATGCTCTACGACCAGTCCCACAAGGATTGGGCCATCATGACCTACGACCCCAACCGCAAGCAGCTCCTTTCCTACCGTCGCCTCGTCCAGCTAGGCAAGTGGAAGGCAACACGCTATTTCCACAATGTAGAAGACATCAAGAAGGAGTCCTACTACTACACCCCATCCAAGTGGGGAGCCACCGGCTGCGATGCCGACAACAAGGTGCGAGAGCAGAAGCTTCGCCATTGGCAGAATTATTACATGTGGCGAGTTTCCATCCCGATGCAGAAACTTCGCGCCTACAAAAAGAAGTACGGCCTCCACTAAATAATTTTTAGTGGAATAAACACAGAGAAAAACAGGAGCACAAAACAAAAAGAAGAGGAAACTTCACAGCTTCCTCTTCCCAATAAACAATCTTTTAACCTTTAACTAAAAAAATAACCATAATTACATAAACAACTAACTATAAACCTATAAACTAACAATTAACTAATAAAACATTTTAAGTATTTATTTATCAACTAAGAACGATTTCCAATAAATATCTAAGAAGCAGAAGGCAAATCAGCCAGATTATCCAGTCCGCTACCCGAATCCTTCAAGTGTGCAGCACTAGCTCCACTCGCCTGCTGTCCATCCCCTGCCGGCATCTGACCATTAGCCATCATCTGCGCCTCCATAGCCTCCTTCTGTTCCATTTTCTCCTTCAGATACTTGCGTATTCTGTAGGTTCCAGGGAACTTGCCGTTCGTAAGCATGGTGTAGGCATCAATATCGCCATCCTTCTTCAACTGCCAGAGCAGATCAGCAATCTGGTCTCTGATGGTAGCAGAGTAGCTATCCAAGTCCATGGCAACATCCAGGTCCATATCGCGCATGGTTTCCGGATTGAAGTAGGTTCTGTAGTCATCACCCACCAGTTTCACGCTGTCATGCTCTGTACAGAACTCCTGAATCAGATAGATCTTCACCTTTGCCTCCCTCAGCTTGAAGCAGTTAAAGCTCTCCACGAAGTCAGTCACCGAGGTAGAAGCCGATTCCCTCTCCAGCTGATACTGCTTACCGCTGGTATTCCGGTGTACACCCTGCAGCGCTCCCTGCACACCACTACCCTCACCAGCCATCGTTTTGGCAAACTGAATCATAAATTCCACACCTGCCGGCATTGTCTTATTGCTCAGCACCTCCGGCTTCTCGCCACCATTGGCACTGTTCCAATAGATTTCACCATTGGTCTTGTTATAGTTATGCCTGCGCTCCTCAGGAGTCTGTTTGCTGCTCTCCGAAGCCTCATCAATAAGCAGCGCACCCTTCGCACCATTAGCCACCACGAAGTTAATCATCATCATATAATGATTCAGCGTGCGCTGGTTATTCTCAATGCGCATGATGAAGCTCTTCACCTCACCCTGTAGGCAAGGATATGCCAAGAACGAATAGGGCTGAATACTGCATCTGTAGCCATCTCTCAGCACATAGTATGGAGATTCCCTTGCATCGAGAAGATAGCCGTTAGGAGTCAGGTATCTGCGGTACCAGAAGGTTTCCACCTGCGGCTCATATTCTATCAGATCCAGTTCCTCAGGATCCACATAGTACATCGGCTCTCCGTTCTCATCCAGCACCGGCACACCGTTTTCATCCATCATCACGTTTGCACGCTTCCGGCTCTCATTCTCGGCATCCAGCTCAGCCTGCACGCTCATTGGCATAAATCCAGCATCACCCTTTGCCCAGTCATGTACCCAGAGCGATTGCCTTGATTCCTTGGTCCAAACCTCTATCACCCTGTACTTGCCCTGAATGGAAGAATGCAGGAAGTCTTCCAGTCCGGTCAACTGAGCCGAACCGGTAGGCTGATAACCCTGTTCCGGTGAATAGTGCGATTGGGTCTGCAGATAGATCTCGCTCAGCTGATCAGCCTGCGCCTTGCTGCCATCGGTAAACTGCTCCAAGATGGCTCTCCAGGTCAAATCATGTGCGATACCGAAAATCTCAATATCACTCAGATCCGGCTTGAAGAAAGGAGGTATGGCAAGCTTGAAAATATCCACCTTATCATTGAAGATACCTTCTCTTCCATCCCTTCTTTCCCAGATAGTCCTCATACCTATCAAGCCATACACACAGAACTCATAGAAGAGTCGCGCATCCATTTCCTGACGGTTATTCAGATTGTCATTCTGCCTCAGATATTCGTTGAAGAAGCTGATATAGTCCTCCTCGTTCGGGTCCACGGCAGAACAGCTGGCAGTTGCCCTCTGCTGACGAACCAAACCCACAAGAGAGATAAGCTTATCGGAAATCACATCATATTCCAGTATCGGCATACCCTGCATTTCCATATACTGGCGGATAGTAATCTTCCGTCCGTTCCACTCTATCTTCTCCTCCAGCTGTCTGCCCATCACGAAGTCCTGGGCACGCTTCCATCCCCTCCTCAGCTCAGCCATGTTGTCGAAGTAATAGCATAGCCATTGCAGAAGCTTAAGAGTTGATTCGCTCACCCTGAATCTCTGGGTACTCACACCTTCCAGCGAGTTCGGACCAGCCTCAGCATAGTTCGTTATGTCATTTATAACCGTATGATTTGCCATATTCTTTAATTTTTCGCCAAAATTAAGCCTTTTTCGCCTATTCTTTTTGATAAGTTGCGCAACTTATCAAACTTTTCTCGCTTTTTTCTTATAATTTTGTCGCACGATTCATTTAAAAACGTTTTTATCATGGGTAAATCAATCAATGTTCACGAAGCCTGCATCATCACAAAGGATGATAAAGGCAATCTCTCTCTTGTCGGGAAGGCGAAGGAAGCCCTCACCTCCCTGCAGAAGAATAAGGTATCTGTTCACGTCCTCCTCTGCGATAGCAAGAAGGAAGACGTTGAAAAGTTCCTCACCGACAATAATGTTCCTTTTGCCTCCATCATCACGAAGGAGGAAGCCAAAGAGGAAAAAGAGGATAAGAAGACCGAGCCGGATGCCACGGTGGTTCCTAGCTCCAAGTTCGTAACGCTCGATGGCGATTGGCAGTGGTGTCTCGATCGCATCGTTCAGCGTCTATGGGGCAAAAAAGAAAAAGAAGCCCCCAAAAGCGAACAGGCTAGCATGGACGAAGCCATGAAACGCTACATCAGCTACGCTAAGCCAGAGAAGAAGAGCCAGGGCAATACACCTATTGCAGGCATCTAATTCCGCTCCAACATCTTCAAAATTCAAGAAATTATTTTATTTGGAATATAGACTTTACAAAAACTATCAAAGGGACTCGCTGTGAAGCAAGTCCCTTTTTCTTTTCCGGGTATCGAGTAAGCCCTCGATGCTTTTATCATGCCGGGCTACTCCATTCCGTTCAGCGTATTAAGCAGCTCCTTTCTGGTCTTGCGGATCTCCACCATTTTGGCAGCACTATTCGAACCATCCATTTGCTTCTTAGCCTTATTCATCTTCCTCTTGGCAGCAGAGATAGCCTTTCTAGCTGCAAACAGTCGCTTGTTGGTCTTGCTGTTCTTGAAGGCATTAGCCTTCGCCTTATCAATATCCTTCAAGCGCTGATACTCCTGATAAGCCTCCATGGTTCCGTTCCAGACGTTCTGTATTCTCCAGTCCTCCGTCACGTCCTCAGCCTTAGCCGCCATCAGATACTTGCTTTCAGCCTTCTCCATTTCCTTCAAGTCTTCATCACCGTTCAAATAACCCTGCACCATGTCCAGCGCCTCCTTCTGGGTGAAAGCCTTGTAGTCACTCTGCGAGAGGAATTTCTTCATCTTCTGGCGCATCTTCTTCTTCTCCGTGATACTCTTGGCAGCATCAAAGCGCTGGCAAGCCACCTGCAGCGAAGTCACGCCATCATTCATTTCCGCACTCTCCAGTGCCTTCACACTGCCGATGGCAGCCTTAATCTGAGCCTCAGCATCAATACCGTTACGCTGGCAGCTCTGATAGGTCATCACCACGCCTTCCATATCACCACTAAGGATAAAATCCTTAAAGTAGCTCTGAGCCTTCCATGGCGAAAAGCCCTTACTAGAAGGGAAGAAGAAATCCACAGCCTTGAACTCCTTATTCTCCTGACTAGGAATCAGAAAAGGCGCCCAGTACAAAGCATCCTTGTAAAGCAGTCCGATGGTCTTGCCATACTTGCGCTGAATCTCCTGATCCGCATGGCTGGCTTGGAAATCGCTCAGATAGTTTATATCATCCAAGGTCATTCTCACCATAGGGTTAGCCTTACCTATCATTCTCTGCACCATTGGCCCAGGGAACTCCAGTTCTCCCTTATGGTTGAAGAGATATTCCGGAACCTCTCGGAACTGCTTACCATGTCTGATATACATTTCCGTTCCATCCTCATATCTGCCCATAAAGATCTTGCTCTGCTGCCCGAGGCTATTGCCTCTCATCAGATAGTCATACCATTTCATACCCTCGTCACCGTAAGCCAGTTCATACATACTCTTATAGCTAGGATTGGTCTTCCGGATCACCTCTGCCTTCTCGCGTTCCTTTTCCTCATCCAGGGCACGGAAGGCTGCATTGATACCATTGGCAATACCCTCATAGAATACCATGAAGCCGATACCATAGCAGAGAAGTGATGAAATCTGTCTGCTCCTTCTGCCCTCATCCTCCGGCATAAGCTCCTTATGCCACAGTCTTTGGTAGTACTGCTTGAAGTTCTCAAAGGTAGCCTCATTCCAGATAGAACCAAATCCGGTTAATGCCAGGAAGTGGCGAGTGGTAGAGGCATTCCAGTCTGGTGAAAGAAGAACTCGTCCGGCATAGCGCAAGGTTCGATGGCTGGCACCCAATACATCCCAGTGCTGTCCACCAAACATGTCGTTCACAAACTGTCCGTCCTCATCCAAAGCCCGGCTCAGCTCCTCTGCACTCCATCCCTTCTTCTTGGCACGTTCCTTGGTCTTGTCTGCCCTCATCCGGTAGGTCGCAAGTTTCAGTCCGTCATGCAGGAAATCCCACAAGGCTCTGTCCATACCCTTGTTGATAAGTGAAAGCAACTGAGTCACCACCTTCAAAGGCATAGTAGCCACAGCCACCGTTCCGGAAATTTTATTTCCGTCCTTCAACTTCTCCTGCACCTTCATCATCGCATCGCGCATATTGTCGAACATGTTCTGCACATCAGCTGCAGCATAGTCGTTGGTCGCTCCAAACTTCACAAGATGCGAAGCAGCCTCCTGAAAATCTTGCGGATTGGCAAAGCAAGGCAGCTCATGATTCTTGGCAGTATCAGCAAAGATATACTTCATAAAGTTGGCCATAGCCTTCTTCGGACCAAACTCCACCATGTTCTGCACCATATACACCTCCGTCAAGGCTCCGGCATGGAAACCGCTAAAGCCCAGCTCCAGTTTCTTGGCACTCGAAGCAAGCGTATCAAAAGCCTTCCAGAAAGGCGAAGACTGATAAGTCTCGAACACTACCCCGAATCTGTCCCCGGCACTAGCCTCGCTATAAAGCACCTTCTCCTTACCGGTGATAGGATTCTTAACCTTCACCTGCTTAGGCGATACATTATATACCCAAACTGGTCCCACGCCCGGAATCTCAAAGTACTTATACTGCTCCAGGTTAAAAGGAGCCGAAGAAGAAAGCAGCGGATCAGTAGAAACCACCTCTCCGTCCTCATTCCGCTCAATCACGTTCAGTCCGCTCAGCTCCTGCAGCATCGTCTTGTTTACCCAAGCCTCGATATTGCTTCGGCTGTAGTAGGCCATCATCTTCGTGATGTCGGTAGTCTTTGGCACAAGTCCTACGCTGATACCCTCCATCAATGTACTGATGGTTCGCTTCTTCTCGTTCGGGCTCTTGGTGCGCTGTCTGTTCTCAACATACAGGGCATAGGCCTGCTTGTCACTCTTCTCCTTATCCCAGATATGGTTTACATAGTCCACATTATAACCGGTGTCCTCCTTCAAGGTGCGGTTATCCTTGAGCCAGTCATAGGTATAGTTATACCAGTCACGGATGGAATCAAGGGCAGCCTGCATTTCAGGCGAGAGATTTTTGTAATCGATACCCTCAGGCACAATCTGCTGCTTCACCAGTGGCAATACATGCTCGCTCAGAATGTCCGTACCATCAATAGGCACAAAACCTTCCTCGCCCTGGTGATTGTCGTTGATAACCTGCGCCATCTTGCTGGCCACATCGCTCACAGCCTGCGGATCATCATAAACCTCCACCTCCTTACCGTCTCTCAGCTCGGTATGCTTCTTGCCTGTCTCAGCAATCAGATCTGCCACGTATGGCTGGATAGCCTCAACATCTTCCGGCTGGATATGGATATGTCCCTTGTCAAAAGCACCAGTGGCATTCAAATCGTGTGCCAGGTCACGCAAACGTCTAGGAGCCTCTATTATATAAGGTATAGCCTCAGCCAGCTTCTCAGCCCGGTTAGGCTTACCTTGGTAGTCAGAAAGCAACTTGTCAAAAGCACCGCTGTCAGCCATCTTCTCGATTCTGTTCTTCACATCATTGATGTAGATGGCATCATCCGCACTAGCCTCCTCCATATTCTTTCTACGATGGATAACGGCATGCTTCACGGTCTTGGCAGCACCTTCCTTGCTTACGTCCGTACTGGTCACCTCTGCCAAGTCCTGCATCACCTGCTGCTCCAGGTCATCAGCCTTCGGATTGGTCTCTGCCGGATAAATCTTACCCTCATACAAGTCCAGATCGGCTTGTTGCTGCTCCAGAAGCTCATGTCTGGCCAACCAGTCCTCATATTTGCGTTTCACCTCCTCCTGCTTCTTCTTTTCGAAGGCAAACATATCAGGCATAGGGTCTTCCTGGTCCTTCATGGCATCCTTCCATTTCTCATATTCGTGAATACGAGTCATGTAGGCGCCATCCTCTTCACCTTCCATGCGGATAGGCAAACCAGTAGGCTCCTCCCCTGCAAGATGGTGTCGCTCACGCCAGTCTTTATTGAGCTGTGCCCATTCCTTCTTGCCTGCCTCATCCTTGTCGATGTCGTAGAACATAGGAGGCTCAGGGTCATTCTCATCCTCACGTGCATTCTTCCACTTGCGCCATTCCTGCACACGCTTCATATACTGTACCATACTCTCGCCCTTCTTCTGGCGAGGCTTGCCGTTCTTGGCTCCCTCACCCAGCGAATCCTTGATTTCAGCATTGCTAGCCTGCTTCATCATGGCTTCCTGCTTCTCCTGAGGCATTTCGTCCCAAACGTGCAGAGCCTTGCCAGCCTTCATCAGGTAGTATCTCAAATCCTTGTCATTCAAAAGTCCAGGCACACGAATACCCAGCTTCTTCAATACCTTGATAAGATAATGCTTGATCTTGGTCCAAAGAGAAAAGTCCTCAGCAGTCTTAGGACCCTCCTCAGCCAAATGAGCGATATACTCCTGCGTTCCCACATTCATGCGGTCATGCTTCTTCCAGTCCGGATCATACTCATTGGCTATCTCCAGAATCTTGCCGCGAGTGCTTGCTGCGACAGAATTATAAACGAAATTAGCGAATTTTCTCACCTCATCTTCGCCACCCAGCAGCACTTCCATACCCTCATGGCCTATCTTCTCATGGAAGACGGTTCTCTGCGCCTCATTCGCATCAGCACAGTTAGGCAGATAAACATGCACCGTGTGCGTAGTAGGGTCATACCATCCGGTAGCCCCATTCTTCACATCACTCAGATAAGCATCCGGAACCTCATCCACAGAAGTGTAAACCGTAGCCTCAGCACCACCTAGCTTATTGGCAGTGTTCACCACCTGGTCACTCACTTGTTTCTGCTTGTCAGCATCCCAGTTATTCTTGAAGATAGATTTTCCAAGTCTAGCCAGTACATTTCTGCCCGATAAGTCATCCTTATTCAGCAGAGGAGCTATCACACCCTGGGTCAACTGCACCGGAATACCATTGCCAATGATGGTATGTGCCAAAGATTCCGTCTTAGGCAGCAGATAGTCATCGCCCAGTCCGGTAATTCTTGCCAGCACCCTGCCATCAGCACGCAAAAACTTTCCGCCCGGCATGATGATCACATCTCCGCTCTTGGTTCTCAGCGTAGGCAGAATCTCATCCCCATAAGCATGAGGAATCTTGCCATCAGCATAAGCACTGCCCATCACATAAAGAGGCTTCTCCACCTTCTGCCAGTCAATACCGTCAGCCTTCAATCTGGCATCCATCCATGGAGCCACACCGCTTTCCTTCACTGTCAGAGTAGGAAGAATATCCTCCACAGCCTCTAGCCATCCACCCTTGTGTGGCTGCTTCTTAGGCTTCTCAGGCAGTTCTCCGTCCTTCACGGCTCTCACGATCAGTCGCTCCCTGTTAGTATAGCCGCCATAATCTGCAGCATTATACACATCAGCATCCCAAGTATAGCCGTTCTTATCCAGTGCCTGGGTGATAATCTTCATCGCCTCAGAGTCTTTGTAGCCCTTCACGTTCTCGATGGTCACCACTCGCGGCTTTACGGCATTGATAAAGTCGGCAGTGCTCTTGGCAGTCTCCTTGTCAAGCTCCACCTCGCCCCCATTGCTCTTGGCCTGCGAATAGTTCTTGCATACAGGCGAAGCATGGAAATACTCAACCTCACCATCAATATGCTTCACCAGTTCCTTCGGATCCACGTCTCTCACGTCAGCCGTCACAATATGCTGTCCGAAGTTATTGCGATACACACCGCTTATCTTCCGGTCATATTCCACGGCCACTACAGGGTCGATGATACCCTTCAATCCTTCCTCAACCAGTCCGCCACCACTAAAGTAGGTACCAGCTTTCATCAGCGAATCAGGGTGCTTCTTCAACTTCTGCTTCACGATAGGCGATTGTGCATTTTTACCGTACACCTTGGAATAATGCACACCATCATTCTCACCTCCTACGATTCTGCCTCTGTTATCGGTCTCCACAAACGGAACACCTCGCTTCTCCAACTCTTTTCTCAGACTTGGAGTAACCACATTCGAAGGCATAGTGATATTCTTGCCCTTGAACATATCATTAACAATAACATCAGCCACCTCGCTGTCAGGCACAATACGCACAGGCTTATCCCAACGAGAAAGTACCACCTTGCGCTTGCCTGTCAGCTGTCCTTGTATGATACCAGCCTTCCACTCTACTTCGCCCACGGCATCCTTGGCTTTATCAGCCTTGTAGCCACTGGTCAGCTCGCTCTTTGGCACCTCAACCTCTACAGTTACGATGTTAGGGCGATTCTGAGCCTCGCTAAACTGGTCATTCAGTGGAGTGCGAGAAGTATGAAGGTAAGGATTGTAAGCAGCCTTAAGCGACTTACCATTACCCTTGTTGAGGGTAAACATACCCTTATCATCAGCAAGCTCTGGTCGCTCGTCTGCCTGTTCCCACTTACCGAGTTCGATAGGTTGCACAAACTTGCCCTTCACCTTTGCAGCCATCGGTGGATAGAGTTTTCCATCCTCGCCTACCTGCATGGCACGATAAACCTTCACCGTGTCTTCCTTATCCAGCTTCTTGATGGTCTCAGGGTCTTTCACAATGCTATAGCTAGCATCATTACCATTCATTACGATCTGCTCGTCTCGGTTCACGTCCTCAGTCTCCTCAGCCAATGAGTTTCTGCGCTCCTCAGGAGTCATCCACATTCGCTTCATAACGTTTCGAGCCTCAACCTCACCTGCAAGAGACTGATATTGTTCAAAAGCCGACTTCTTTCTGCCTTCATTTACATAATAATCATAATTCTCCTTGAAGAGTTTTTCATCTCCATTCATCATGCCAAGCATACCTTTCAAGTTCTTGAAATATTCATCCCAAGACTTACCAAATTCACTTCTGAATTGTTGATATTCAGGAGTACTACCATTTATAATGCCTATAACTGTCCCTGCATCATTGTTGCCAAACTTATCTTTCACAAGTTCATCAAAAGTAGCATATTGGGATTCCAATTCAGATGGATCTTGGAATTGCTTAGGATTTCCACCCTCAGCAAAACCCTCTATATCCTGGATAGCATGCTGAATCTCATGAGCAAGAGTCAATTTGCCTTCATGATTCAAAGCTACTTGTGTACCTTCAAATCGAACATCTTTTTTAGATGGAATTGAGTTTCCCAAGCGTACCAACTCTGCTACCTTTGGATTTTCTTTCTCCAGTTCTCTAAAATAGCTATCCTCTTTTAGTTCTTCCTCTGTATAGCCACCATAAGCATCTATCGCATCATCCGCAAGTTCTTTGTCTTCTCCCGTAAGAGAGTCCCAAAAATTATGAAACTTTTCAAGAGCTGCCTTTATTTCCTTAGCATTGGAAGGCTGAGAATACTTACTATCAATAGAAACTGCATTCGTTCTTAATGCAATATTATTATGAAGCTTGTCATACATACCTTCGAAAGCAGTATTTCCAACTAACAGAATATCAATATTCTTCAAACTAGGATAAGCAGCAAACAAGTTCTTGTCATCAATCAGATCAGACAATTTGCATAAAGGCTCCTTATAAGGAGAATAAGGCCCTACATGCGATATATCTATATCAACATCTACGGTAATCGGCTTGTCAGCCTTGAAATCCGGCATTTCATATCTCCACTTGCCATCAGCACCACGTTCCCAACCAGTAGCATATTTTATAGCTATAGGTTTTAACGCATGTTCTTCCATGACTTTCGCCACCTTCAAGTTATCTATGCGATAGGTCTTTTCCTCAGCCTTGTCAGCCTCAGCCGCACCCTTCTCGCCAGCAAACATAAATCGAATATCACTCTTGCGAGAATTGAAACGCTTAGAAGGAGGAATAACGTCACCCTTATCATCATAGGTAACAAGGTCGTTCAACTTTCTGTTGTTCTTGGCATTCTTGTATTTATACGCCTTGCCATCATCAAAGCCGAACTCGTTTGCGTCATTACCATCCCACCACAGTTGATTTGCAGGCACTTCATCTTCAATGATACGATATTTGCCTTCCAGTCGGTTCGTTCCGTGCATTTCTGCATATTTCTTAGAAGGAGTAACCCAGTCACCATTACGCAACTTTCCTTCTTTCACAGAAGTTGGAACAGCACGATAAACCTTCACCTTAACATCCTTCTCACCATTCTTAATGGCATCAATAGCCGTATTGATGGCTTTTACAGATTCCAAACCATGAGGAGTGTTCTGAGAATAACGCTCAGGATGAGAGAAGTAATCATCAGGCTGAGGAGTATAACCCAAAGCCATATCCTCCAGGTTCACATCCGAGCCACAGGATTCCCAATCGTCACGTCTCGCCTTGTCGCTTTCATACCCAGGATTTCCCGGTGCTTTCCATGCGCCTACACCCTGATATGCGCTTTCGGTATCATCATAGCCCTTGCGTCTGGCAGCCTCATCAAGCATATCCCTGGCTGTAGCATCATCACCTTTGGCAAGAGCATCCATATACTGCTTGTCAAGTTGATCATCAGGAATCAGAGAAAGTTCCTCCAAGTGCTTTTGGCGCTTAGCTTCCTCTTCCTCTGCTCTCTTTCTAGCAGCTTCCATAGCGTTACGCTGCGCCTCCACCTGCTTCACGCGCTCCTCGATCATGGCATCAAGGTCGCCAAAGTTCTCCTTCAAGGCTTCATTTACAGGCACGGTGTACTTAGTTATATCCTTAAGTGAGAAAATGTTAGCTTCATTTACCTGCAACAAGTGACGCTTAATATTGGCTCTGGCACGTGCAGCCTCAGCAGTAGAACCCTTCTTAACTGCATTGGCGTACATCGCCACATCTGCCTCATCAACCCCAAATTGCTGAGAAACAGCCTTTATTTTATCCTCCACAGATAAATTTCCAGCATTTCCCTTGGCGGTTTCGATATTATTTCTTATCTTTGCATCGCTATGAGGATTCAGGACGCTATCCTTTCCGCTTGGGTTATTTGCGGATGGAGTTAATGCCGAACCTTGATTCTCGCCCAAGGAATTAGAATCGCCTCTGAAACGATTCCATAGCAATTTTGATTCCGTTAATTCTTTCACAACTTTCGAAGGCTCTATTTGATGTGCACTTATTGCCACTTCCTCTTCACCCTGTTTTACTGTTATGGATTCATAGTTCAGAATCTTATTTCCATCTGCCTTTTTAAAGGATTTGATAAACAGATATTTAGTCTGTCGTTCCGCACCTTCTTTTGGTGCAGACTTCTCCAAGATAACGTCAGGACGCTCCAGGGTAGGCTTCAACAGACCAAATCTTTTGATTCGGTCGTTTCTTCCTGCCTTCTTATATTGGTTTTCACCAAGTTTGATACTTCCAATAGGAGTCGTTACACGGCTATCCTTGCCAAATTCTTTCTGCCAGTTCTCTTCCGTATGTTCTAAAATTCGCTCTTGTTCAGCATTATCTTCCATCTGTTTACGAAGAGAAACTGCATCTTCCTTAGTCATACGAGATTTCACGTTGCGTGGATCCACTCCCTGCGCCAAGTCTCTCAACACAAGGTTACGAATATCCTCCAAGGTCATTTTCTTAATGTCCTCAGGCTTCCACTTCGTAAATGTATCAAGAGTCCAATACCAGAACTTCTTCAACCAATTCTTCAATCGGTTGATGATGGTAAGCTCTTTAGCTGTGTCTAATGGATTCTCCTTAATGGCATCCTTCGCCATCTGTTCCAAGATGGCAGCACCGTCCTCACCGGTCAGACGAGCAAAAGCCTCATCGCAAATCTCATCATCGCTCAGATGCTTATAGTTAGGATCCTCCTTCAAATCAGCAAACAGTTGTGTCTGCTTGATCAGCTCATCGCCATGGGCAATAAGCTCCGGATTCATTTCCTTGGCAGCAGTACGCCAAAGATGCTGGTACTCATGGATAGGAGTATTAGGATTCAGATGCTCCTGGTTCAGCACAATCTCCTTGCCATCAGTGTAGCCATAAACCACACCCTTACCCTGCGCAAACTTGGTATGATCAACTATTTTCATATCCTCAGGCTTGAAGATAACATAGTTGGTATCACCTTCCTCTGCACCACCAAAGTTACGACCAGCTTTATACTTGATGCCAGTGTAGCCAAGAGAAGCGAGAAGCTTGCTTGCTGCCTTATCATCATTGAAGGTTGCATCATCCTTAACACTTCTCATTGAAATAGTCTTATAGAAGTTTTCAAAGGTTCTATCCTTCTTGAAGTCATTGATATCATAGCTACGCAAAGAAGATAGTACTTTAGCTACCTTATCTATCAGTTCATCAGTTATAGGAGCATCCCAATCCAGATAGTTGCTGCCATTATCATCAGGTATATCCACCTCATAGAGATTGTGGTATGGCTCAGCCAACTTCTTCATTTCATTGTAGTAGTCAATCTTTTCCTGCTCTGTAAACTTGTCATTCATGGCTATTTGCTTATCACCATGCAGAAATGATTCTAGAGTAGGATATTTCTTGGCGAACCTTGTACCATTGGAATGCTGAATGCGATAATATGCCCTAGAAGGGTCATTATCCATCAGAGTAGCATAGCTTTTACCTATCTTTTTGGATGATGTAACATAGCCGCCCCAACCGAATGCTTGGGAGCCAGCACCCTCGCCCATGTGGTCGAAATCAAACTCAGAAAAGCTAGCACCAGTACCATGATAAGTGCGTAAGAATCTCACTCCAGGCTGTACAATAGCCTTCAACTGTCTATCCAAATCCTTATATTTCGCAAACAAGGAATCAAGCTTATCTTGATATTTCTCAATAGCCTTATAATCAAACTCTCTCCAAACATCATCAGGAATATCGTTTTCAGAAGCCAGTCCATGCTCATCCATGTACTCCTTCATCAGCTGATTTTGATACTCCTTACGTTCCTGCCCGGTTAATTTATAAGCCTCCTCAGTCTCCTTAATCTGCTTTTTCAACTCATTCTTCTTACTAGTCTGTTCATCAATCTTATATGGGTCAAACTCCGAAGGGAAAGAGCCAGTAAGCCCAGCCACATTGTCCTCAAAACTCTTATCGAGATTAAACACCTTGTAGTTACCCCACATCAGTCTGTTCAGGTAGGTACGTTCCTTTCTTGCCAGTTCCTGCTTCTGATAGTACTCCGGCATCTTATTCGGATTGCTCATATCCACCACGGCATACTGCGCCCATTTGTTTGGTCGCAAATCCTTGGCAAAGTTATAAGCATTCTCGGCAGCCTGCTTCTCCTCAGGAGTCTTAATCTTAAATCTCATTTCAGGCTGATTCAGCAGCATGGCAAGATTCAGATTATCCTGCGCCTCAGCCACCTTCTCCATATCCTCGTTGCTAACCACCTTCACCGGAATACCAGCCTTCTTAAGCATGGTAGAAACAGCATCATAAGCCACCTTCTGCGCCTCCGTCATATCAGATGGCTTCACCTCTTTCACATCGCGGTGGAAAGGAAGATCATCCATATTCATCGGGGCATCAAAAGGAAGTGTCTCATTAGCTTTCTTAGCATTCTTCGCCTCCTCATGCTGAATCATGGCATACTCCGCAAAAGGCTTAGTCTTGCGGTCAGAAGACTCCAGCCACTTGTCAAAGGTAGCCTTAGGCACAGAAGTAACCTTACCAAGTCCCTTCCAGTCCTTGGAGTAGTTGGCAAGATAAGCCTCTGTAGCAGCCTCCTCGGAAGGATAGCCATACATCACCTTATGCTCGTCAAATTCACCAGTCTCCGGGTTCACCTGATCTACGACATAAACGTTACCATCAAAAGTATCAAGGTCAGCGGCATCATTGATGAACATATCAATATGGTCACCATCAACGCCAATTTTACCAAGGATATAGCCATAAGTATCGTGCATGGTCACGCTCCAAGGCTTGCCCTGCTCGTCCTTACCGCTACGAGTCACGCCCTTTGGTGTTTCTACGGTATAATCGTAGCCACCAAAGGACAAATGACCCTTTTTGTAGTTACCAGCCTTCTTCTGAGCCTCTGTTGGTTCGGTCTCAGTCTCGGAAATGGCACTCTTTAAACGTTCTCCGAAGGATGCTTCTTGCGGTAGATGTGAGCCTCGAACAGCTGAGCCTTCGCCACGTTCCAGGCTGCCAGTCTCTTGTCGCCCTTTGCGTCCGCTATCAGAGCCTTCTCCAATCTCGGACTCAGAAGATGCTTCTCCGTTACCAACTTCTTCGCCTTGGCTATTTCCTTCATCAACTCCTCTCCGTGAAGAGTCGCTACCCAGGCTACTGCCTCCTCCATATCCTTCTTCATTGCTTCTGTCATCATAATCAGCTAATTCTGGTAAAATTGATTTAACAAATTGTTTGTACTCCAGGTCACGATCCTCAATCTCCATCATACGGTCAAATTCAAGTCCATTGATGTGATCAAGTTCGCTTTCAGACGGCAAAGATAACTCTTTTTCGTGAATATACGATTTATAATTCTCAATTTCTGCCTGTCTTTCGATAATTTCTCGCTCTTTCTGTGCCTCATAAAACTCTTCCTCGCTTGAAAGTTCATCTTCTGCAGCAGCTATGCGGTTCATCAGAGCCACATTTCTCATTTCCTTCACACTGTCATAAGACTTGAACATATCAAGAAGGGCATTACGAACATCCTGGTCGGTATATCCCATATCCTGCAAGTTTACAGGAAGGTCATTATATACTCTCACGGCAAATTCGTTAACCGACATACCGGTTCCTTTCTTGGCAATAAGATAATTGAACTTATTAGAATCATACCGCTTGCCAATACCAAACTTAAAATTACTCTTGCCCAACTCATATTGAAGAGATTCCGGATTCAAGCTATGAGGACTCAAAGATTCTGATACAGCCTCTTCAAGAGTCTGAGGAGTCAAGTCCGTAACATCAACAGAGGCATCCTTGTATATCTCTTTTATTGCTCCAAGGTCATTCTTCTTGATGGCATCAGACACAAGAACCTTACGCTGCTCAGAAGGAGTCATACCCAGTTCCTCCATTTCCTGCTGGCTAACTTCTGTTTTATAAAGTTTGCTGAGTTTATTAGCCTGAGCCTTCAAACCCTTTGCTGCAACAGACAAATTAGTCTGCAGAGCCTCCAGCTGAGCCTTTGTTGTATTCAATTCCATGAGTTGGGTAGGGTCCAGCTCTGTTTCGCCATTGATATACTGCTCCAGCAGGTCATTCACGTCATTCAGCTTGTGCTCCACATCCTCCTGGGTATGATAGATGTCCTTGCGCTGAGAGGTAATATAGTCGCTAGCCTTATCCATAGTTGGATATTGCTTTTTCAATTCCTTATCATCAAGTACGAGCACATGGAAATCATCAGATGGCACGATGGCTGTTTCATCAACACCAGCCTTCTCCACCTCAGCCTTGCGCTCCTCCGTCATTGCTTTCACCTCATCAGGAGTCATCACGCTGTTGCGGATAGTATTCCAGTTCTTGAAACGAGCATCAAGATCAGCAATCTGTTCATTAACCAGACTCAACTCATCCTCCACCTTCTTAGCCTTTTCCGGGTCAAGATCGGCATTTGTATCAAGCCAGTTCTGATATTCAGCAGCAGCCTTCTTCTTGTTGTCAAGTTGCGTTTTGATGTCGTCACGGCTACCATTAACCAGATTCAAAAGTTTTCCATGGTCTTCACCATACTGCTCCTGCAGATACTCAGCCGCCACATTTGGATCTGTATCCTTAGAAGAATAGTCCGGCTGGCCCTCGCTCAGCCCCACGATGCCATTGGCAAATCGCAGCTTCTTATCAGTCTCAGCCTGCTTCAACTCTGCTATTTCACGCTCACCATCCTCTCGATCCAAGCGCTCATTAATAGTGTTATCAAGCGCATTCTTGCGCCAGGTGTCAAACTCCTCTTTAGTAAGGGCGATATTATCCTTACCATCAGTAAGCACTATCTTTCCATCCTCGCTAAATCCGGCAAACACCATAACAATATTAGCATCACCTTCCTCCATGGCAACTGTCACCCGGTCATTCGGCTTCAATCCGCTGCCATCAAACTGGCTGATAAACTGCTTATTTCTCGCTTCCTTCTGCTGAGCCAAAGAACTCTCGATGTATTCATCAAGAGAAACAGGAGTGCCCACCTCTTTAATCTCAGCATTCGAAACCTGCTTAATCGTAGGCTGTCCCTGCTCATCAGGCACAACAACAAAGCCTCCACCATATTCGTTAGCCTTCTTCAAGAACACCTGCTTACCACTTGTAAGAGTAGCTGGCACGATATTACCGTCTTCCGTCTGGTATGGCCAAAGCTGTTCCTTCAAAGCTTCTCCATAGCCATCATCAGCATGCTGCAGAGCATCAATAGCGCCCTTCTTGGCATCCATAGCCTCCACATACTTACTGATAGCCTCTTTCTGGGCAGGAGTAAGATTACCGGCACGCTGAGCCACAAACTGCTCCATGTCTCTGCCTTCATTATACGTCTTGGTCACCAAATCAAACATAGTATCGCTATCTGCAAACGCTCGCTTCAAGCGTCCGGTAGCCAAATCGCTATTATAGTCAATAGCCTTCAAAGTATCGGAATCCCCATTCTTATAAGCCTCCTGACCCATAACAAAAGCATCGGAGGTTGCAACATTAGGCGCAGAACTTGCAACCTCAGCAGAAGAGTTTGCAACGTTTGCAGCAGAGTTTGCATCACTCGGACTTGGTACGGAGTTGGTACGGTCTTGGTACGGAGCAGGTCCCTCAGAAACCGGAGGCTCCTGACCACTCTGTTCAATCCTCTTCTGCTCATTGCCATGGGCAGTATTATAGAGATCATCCATCGTCTGCTTCATTTCACGTTTCAGCTCGATAGAGTTATAAAGCTCCTTAAGATAAGACTCCACCAGTGGCGCATACTTCTTATCCTTCGATTCCAAAGCCTTACGGAGAGTACCACGTGCCACACCATGGGAATCCTCAAAGGTATTCACAAACTCCCTCATCACAGAACTGTTCTCCAAGGCAGAATTATAGAAGTGGCGATAAGTATCAACCTGCTTCTGCTCCTCCTCTGTAAGAATAATACCCTTCTGCTGCTTATCCATGATATCCTTGATGGCACCAGCATTCTGATGAAGATAAACCGCTGCCTTATCCTCATCTGTCAATTTCTCACCCATATTATATTTCTGGGCTGCCTGATTATACAAGCCATCAAGATGCTCCTGGGTAAACTCATTATGGAACTCACCTTCCAGCACAGAAGCCAAGCCAAGAGTCTTCTCATACTCCAGTTTCTTATCAGCCTTCTGAGCATCATCAAGCGAAGAATACTCCTTTCTCTCAATGATACCGCCATCCTTATTCAATGTTTCGAGATAAACCTTGCCGCCATTATCCATAGGCTGTACGATGACGGAATCTACTACAGGCGAGAAAGTAGAAGGGCGCTTGCCTTCCACCACTGCCATCATCTTAGCCTTCAACACCTCCGGAACACTCTTGTCGTTCATCAGGTTCATATATTTCTGGGTAAGCTGCCCATCAAGACGCTGGGCATTTTCGCCAACCACGGAATACTCCCCGATACCTACCTTCTCGAAGGCATCACGAAGATCCTCATAGCCGAATCGCTTCAACTCGGCAATATCCTGATCCGTAAAGTCAAACTTCTTGTTAAACTCCCTAGCATCCTTGAATCGGGCATACTTGCCCACAAAACCAGGGAAACCAATAGACAAAAGATTAGCACCACTCTCCAAGAAAGTTTCAGCAGCATCCTTGCCTGTAGGCTTGAAGTTCGGATCCTGCGCCATACGCTCCAACAACTGCTGGCCGGTCATGATACCGGAATCAGCAACCTTTCCACCAACATCAGCCAGAATATTGGTAGCCAAACCTCTGCCCTTGCCTACCATATTGGCGATGGTTCCACCCTGCATGATAGCACCTACGGCACTCTGTTTAGCCACCTCGCCCAAAGTATTAGCGATAACCTTACCCACAGAAGGATTGTAAATCTTGCCATTCTCATCAAACTGACCAGTACGATAAACCTCATCAATAGGCTTCGAGATAGCAGACTGACCACCAAAGGTAACAGCACCATGCACGGCTCCACTCTTCAAAGCCTCGGTCTTGCTCTTGCCGATAAGCAGTTTAGCGGCACGTGCAGCCATCCTGCTCTCCATACCCTTAGCCATCAAGTCACCTGCCAGTCTGCCCTCAGCCTTAGCCAACATGCTCTTGGTCAACTTGCCACCTGCGGCTCCCGGCAACCAATAACTCCAGGCATCACCTGCAAAGGTCAGAGCACCGCTAGCCACGTTCTCCCAGAAGCCCGGCTGATACTGCTGATTGGCAATATCCTCCAGCCAGTTCTGATAGTCCGTCTGAACAGCCTTGCGAATAATCTTACCCACAATAGTGTTACCCAAACCAGTCTTCATGATGTACTCAGCACTACCCTTAGGCATCATACCCTTAATCTCCAGCTGGTCCAATTCATTCTTAAGTACAGAATTGATCATCGGCTTGAACTGCTTAGGATCACTACTCAGAGTGCCATTCATACCATATCGCTGCATCACCTTAAATGCTGCATTGCTCATATCATTCAGGAACTCCGGATTCCGGTAGAGCTTGCCAAACTTTTTCTGCAAACCAGAAAGCACCTTTGCAGGATCCTTGGCCTCGTTTGCCTCATACTGAGCACCAAGTGCTGTACCCAGACGAAGATTAGCCGGAATATACTGACTTCCTTCCATTCCCTCCGCAAATGCCTTGCTTCCTGCCTCCTGAGCCTTGTTGTACTCATTCACTACAGATGAATCCACATACTTTTTGATAACGCTAGAAAGAGCATCATTGATGTCCTGGTTCATCAGTCTGTCCTGCACATGCTCATCGTGAGCATAAAGACGAGTAGCGATGCCCTCAGCTATGTTACGGTAGTTCGGACCATACTTGTTAACCAAACTCTGTACCATAGCAGGTTTCAGGAACTGAGCCACATAGTCATCATAACTGATACCCATGCTGTCTGCCTCCTGCTTCAACTTATCCTGCACACCATGGCTATACCATTGTGTTTCGATACTCTTCTCTGCATCCTGCACCGTATCATCAGGCAAAGAAGATACTACCTGGTTGGTAACGTCCATAGCAGAGCGGTTAGCATATCTGCCCAGAGCAGACTGCACCATCTTCACAGCCTCCTCATTGCTATTGGCAGTACCATCAGCCAACAAGTCGGCAACCATATTCTCAAAGTAAGTACCCTGCTTATCCGGTCTCTGCTTCCAGTCCTCAATATAGTTGGCAAGTTTGGCATCCATCAAGCCATCATTATTCACCACACCGGTTGGAGTCGTAACAGGAGCCGCTTCTTTAGATTCAGGAGAAGCTGCATTAGCAGATGAAGAAGGAGAAGCTTCTTCCTTCACTGGCTTTTCCTCACCTTTTACTACCGGCTGAGAAATCGCTGGCGATGGCTGATATGTTCCGTTGCTTGTCTGAACACCAGTAGGAATCATACCCAAGGCTTTTGCAATAAGCCCAGGCTCCTTGTCTGCAGTTTCCGGCTTCTCTTCCTCAGGCAAAGAGCCAGTCATCCATTTAGTAAACCATGATCTGTTATCTTCCTTCGGTTTTTCTGCAGCTGGTTTCGCTACTGGTTGAGCTACCTGCGGCTTAGTCTCAGTAGAAGCATTCTGCCCTACACTCTGAGTCGTAGTAGAAGCAGCTACCTGCTGAGCACCACCAGAAGTAGATGGAGCTGGCTCCAGCACCATCTTGTCAAAGTCTTCCAGTGTTCCCACATCATAGCCCATGTTCTTGGCCTCATTGTAGTACCAGTCACGATCTTCCTTGTTGTTCAAGTCCTTTTTGAAGTCATCATAGCTACCTACCTCATAGCCATTGTTCTTGAACTCATTATAAAAATATTGTCTGTCTTGCTCGTCAAACATACTTTATGTGATTTATGATTAATATTCCGTTATTTTCTTCTCGATGGTGGAACCTTGCTGCCACCGCCCCTACGTGAAGGAGGAATCTTACTGCCACCACCTCCTCTTCGGGAAGGAGGAGTCCGGTCAAACTTCATCTGAGCCTTAGCCCATCTGGAAGCCTGCTGGCGATTCTTTTCATTAGCCCAAGTGCCACCGCGGCCATCATTGCCACCAATAGCCATACCATTGTTCTCAGCCCACCTATTTACAAGTTTCCTAAACTTAGGGTTGTTCACATACTGGGTATTGAAATCATCCGCTTCCTTCTGGTTGGCATTCTTCTGCTTCTGTCCCTCTGTCTGCGAATGGATATGCTCTACCTGCGCTCCCTTCACTGCTACACTGGCATTATGATCAGCAGCTCCGGCATTGGCATTGTTCTTTTGAGCTGTCAGCAAATCTGCCTTCTTGCCTCTCAAAGCATCCTCAGTTTCCTTCCGGGCTGTACTGAGTGCAGCCTGGGCTGTAGCGGCATTTCCCCTAGCCTGCTCCGTCTCAACCTTAACAGGAGTAAGAGCCTCCTCCTGAATCTTCTGTGCCCCTCGATAAGCAGCCAGTGCCTCATTAGCCTTGGCGGAAGCCTCCGCCTGCAACTGAGCCTGCCGGTCTTTCCGGTCCTTGTAGATATTCAGCAGCATCTTATCATACCCCTTGGCTCTCAAAGCATCTGTAGCCTCTCTTATCTTGCGCTGGCGGTCGGTAAGCTCCTGTGCAGATTCTATCTTCTGCGATGGCGCACCTTGTGTAGTACCGATGAAATTGCCAAGATGCATCAGGAAATTGCTCCATTGCTCCATCTTGGCCTGCCTCTCCGCTTTCTTCTTCAAGGCTTCATTGGCAGCTACGGTTTTATCTCCATCACCCAGAGTATTGAGCCATGGCATGAAGACAGACCAGTTTCCATCACCATTCTTCTGGTAATCTCGCATGATGTCATAAGGCTTCATCTGACGCAAGAGAGGGTTCTGCTCTATCTCGCTATAAGACCTGCTCCAGTCTATCTTGATACCCTTAGGCTCCACCTTGGTAACTTCCTCGGTTGGCTGTTGGGCAAAAGATTCCTTGCCACCATTTTCAGTAATACCGGTCGTATCTATGGCAGTACCCTTTCCCGGTTCGGCTGCAGTGGTCTGAACTGTTGCAGCAACCTCCGGCTTCACCGCATTATCATCAGGGAAATCAGTAACAGGAGTAACGGCAGTAGCCGGGCGCTTAGGAGTTAAATCATCTAATGTAAATCCCATAATTACCTCCTTCCTTAAATTGGCAATTTACTTGCAGCTCCAGCCAAGCCACCAGCTGCATCCGTGATACCCTGAGCAGTAGAAAGAGCCTTCTTCTTCTTGGCAGTAGCGATGTAGTTAGTCATCTGGTCTATCTGCGAATCAGAGGAATGCCACACATTTTCTTTAGTCTGAGCGCCCTGTACGGCAGCTTCCTGCATCATCTTGCCCACCTGTTCCTGAGCAGCCTGCTTACTCAGCGCCACCGCTTCATCAGTTCCACCACTCACGATATTGGTGTTCCTGGCCTTCTGTGTAGCGTTATCCAATACCTGCTGGGCATTGGTCACGGCAACCTGATTCTCCGCAGTCTGCGTAGGATCCTGATAATACAAGTTGTCACGGTGATCCTTCACCTGCTGCAATCGGTCTTGATACATCTGGATATACTGATCATATCCTTTGTTTCGGGCTTTAGCAGCCATCAGTCCACCTGCAGCACTGGTCACACCGCCTAAGATTCCGCCTACAGAGCCGGTAAGCCCCTTGGCAATTTTTCCAATAAGTCCCATAAAAATCGATTTTAAATGTTTAAACAGTGTAAAAGTAATGCGTTTTTCGCTAAGGTTTTTGATAAATTGCGCAAGTCGAGTACCTACTTATCCATTTTTTCGCTATATTTGCACCAGAAAACTATCAGTAACATCAAATAATTAGGTAATATGGCAGCACAGAAAGATAATGAATCCAATCAAAAGAGCAAAAGAAAAAAAACTGGTGGACGTAAGGCTGGTACGCCCAACAAGGTCACAAAAAGTGTCAGGGAAAGCCTCCGTGATGCCATTGTAGGCTATCTCAATGGCAGTAACGAGAAGGGATATTCCCTGGAGGCTGACTTGTATGCCATTGATGAGCCAGCCAGTCGCTTGGCGATGGTAGCAAAGTTCCTACCCTATGCAGCACCAAAATTGCAGTCAGTTTCATTCAATAGCGATGAAACTCGCAATCTGTCGGTAGAAGAAACATTCATGAAGCTTGAAGATGATTTCGAGAAGCAGGAAACCACCATCAACATCAAGAATCTCAAAATTGTTAATAATGGCTAAAACGCAATTCGGGCAGCCCTCTCTAAATTTTTCGCTACTTTAGAGAAGACTGCCCTCTGTCAGGAAAATGGGTAAAACCGCTAGATTTTAACCCTTATTAGTCTTAAATTAAATTATTTTAACCAATTATGACCCACATTTTGTTTATCTAAACAAATCCGTAATATCACAATCTATAGCATCAGCTACTCTTGTAAGATAGCCAACTGTCGGGTTACCACTGAGGGCAGCAGATAAAGTACCTTTGGTGATTCCCATCTTGCTGGCTACTTCCTCAATGGTCATTCCTTTTTCCTTGATAACTTCTTTTGCCTTTAGTGTTGACATTATGGAAGGTAATTATAGTTATCGTTAAGATATTCCTTCAACTCATCAATCTGCTCCTCTGTTGGCTCTCCTGATTCATCGAGTTCGGAATCATCGAAAAATTCGTTATAGCCAGTACCGTTGTCGGCATTGCTGATGATGTAATCAGCTACAGACTCATATCCTCCTTCAGCAATAAACTCCTTGTTGTCATTAGCGATTGACTGAACGTAAGTATCAATAGACTTTCTCATATTAATTCGCTTAACCGTGATGCGTAGGGCTGAGGGTTTATATTTCCTTGTTTCTTAAATCTGCTGCAAAGGTACGTAAAAGTTTGGATATAACCAAACTTTTACAAGAGTTTAACACAGATTTAACATATCTATTTTATGTCACGTATCCGTTCAAAGTACTTAGTCTGGTTCTTGGTCACGTTCTTCACCTTAATCTGTATAGTGCAGTTCTTAGGCAGGGTATCATTGATATTATCCATCAGTTGCTGGATAATGTCATCTGTATTCCGGTAACCTTTGCCTTCTACATGACCAACCACTTCCCCCATGAAGTAAGCATCAGCAGAAAAGAGGCATTCTTCGGAGGAAACTTCTACAACCTTTTCTTTATGATGAGAAAGGCGCTTGCTCTTCTCATTGGAGAAAAACACTTTTTCAATCACCTTTTCATTAAGATTCCAGGCCCTAGAAAAATCGGGCTTCACATAACCCATAGTTGTTTTATGCGCACTTATATGGTTCAGAGCAAAGCCAATTTCCTCATAACCTGCACCAACATAATTTTGCGCTATAGTTGCCCAGGTATGACGAAAAGTATAGGGAGTATATAGATTTTCTGTCACACCAAGAAATTCCCTACATATATAATGCAAGGAAACACATAAACAATTAGTTAACGCATCACTAGTATAGAATCGTTTATGCAAATTAAACAAATACTCGTCTTTAGGATCCTTAGATAGATACTTTTCAAATGTAGGCATCAACAAATCAGGAACCTTCATTTCGATATAAGCCTTATCTGCACGCTTAGTTCTAGTTTTCATACGTTCATAATGAAGTATGCCATCATAATAGTTTTCTTTCTTCATATAATAAAGATCAACTATATTGATACCAGCCAGACAAAAAACCATCTTACACAAATCTATTGCAGTTTTATCAAGTTCTCTATGTGGACGCACAGCAAAGAACTCACGGCATGCTTCCATTGTAATAGCCTTTTTCTCTGCTACAGGAGCCTTAGGCATATCTATTTTTATCCATGGATTTTGCTTTATACGCATCACCCCGGTATCATAGTCATTATATTCCTTCACGGCTTCATTAAATAGCCTTTTTATCAGGATAGGATATTGCGATTGGATTCGCTTATAATCCTTCATTGAATCAATCCAGCCCTTGATAAATTTAGTTGTGAGCTGCGAAAACATTATTTTGTCGCTATTTGCATATTTCTCTATTCTCTTAAGAGCTTGCTCATATCTGGCTATAGAATGAGGTCTATAGCTGTCATGGAGAGAATTTATAAATTTTCTAGCAAAATCAGAAAAGCATATATCTTCATCAGATTGAAGAAGATACTCCTTAACTTGCTCCGCTGTCCACTTTTCATGATCCACTTTATTAAGCTTCTCAATCCAACTTGTAATAGTGGTCAAACAGGAACTAAGAACAAAATTGTCTTTCACCTCCTTTTTAGAAGTGATACCCTTCTCATTGACCATCTTATCTGTCTTAAGATAGATGACCTTTCTGTTGTGAGTCAAACGGATATAAACTACATAATATCCGTCTGCTCTTCTGTTCTGAACGACTGTTTTAAATGTTGCCATAATACATAAACAATTTCTAAACATTTCATAGTGTTCAACACGTTTATCGTGTCAAACACTATATTTTTATTAACCACATAAGCAATTGCTAACCAACAAATTAAGCCAACTGCCTATTATTCAATTGTTTATAAAATCCTAGCAAAATATATTCATCTGGCACTCAAAAAAGCCCTATTTATGCCTATTCACTAGAACTTCTCTAAACAATTTCAAACTTACATAAAACCTTGTTTCAATTTTTCGACTTTATTCCATTTTACCTATATACATTATATTCTGCTTGTATATGATGAACTGTGCCATCCTTATCCTTGCACTTAACATCAATGGTCACTTCGTCTTGCGAAGAAGCTTCTCCTTCCTTCATATAGATATAGCTACCTTCGATTATCGAATTATAAGACCATACATGATACTCGTCCTTTCCTGTATCTTTATTATTCAGGTTCAACGTTATTTCAGCGGCATTCTTAGCATCTGCCAAATCAATCTTTTCGTTATATTCAAATTGATTTATACAAATCTGAAAACCGCCATTACTTCTTTTATTTGTTATTTCACATCTAAAAAGACCGGCTCCCCAACTTGCAACCCCCCAATAGCTATACGGAGCCTCATCATAGCTAAACGTATAATGATAAGAAGGCTCATTTTGCCAGTTCTCAGAAGGGAGATAATCGCTATATGGAAGTTCACCACCATATTTTACCATTAACGTATGCTCATTGCCATTATCTCCAGAATAGACAAGATCAATTATAAGTTCTATATGATTTCCCTTTCTAGTAAGCTTATAATAACTACCAGCCTTAACATTAGAGCTTCCTCCAGTAACTCTATACGTTTTCTGACCATCTGTAAATTGTATCTGAGAAGAATATTTATCTGTGGTCAAATCAACTTTTTCACCATAGATATAGTTCGTACAACTCAAATAAAGCTGCTTCTGGGAATGCTTGGAATCCTCTAAAGCTAGTTTTAAATTGAAGTCCTTGTCACTAGAAGGTGAAGAAGTAGCAACAGACACATCCATGAGATTGCTCACATTATATGATGATTGATCCCATACCACTGCAGCCGATCCAGATTCTCCATCCAGCGACTCCTTGCTACATGAACTTAAGAAACATAGCACACCAATAAATAAGAGTGCTAGAAAATTAATTCTTAATCTTTTCATCTGATTCCTTTTATATTATCCACACTAACAACATTATGTTTTGCCTGAGCTATATCATCAGCCTCATCTAGTATAGAAAAGGCGTCACAAGCTAAGAAACAAAAACAAGATACCAATTAATACAAGAATACAATTAGCAAACGCTAGGTGAAACCAATAAGAAACAGTTCGTTTTCCGTCTGTCTCAATATGTTCACCCACAATAGCACCTATGCTGCCACCTAATATTATAGAAGATCGGAAGAGCGTCGTGTAG